ACTAGAACTAGAACTAGAACTAGAACTAGAACTAGAACTAGAACTAGAACTAGAATAAGAGCGCATAATTAGAATAAGACTAAATTTATATCTTATCTAAGTTAAGATTAAGATTATGATTATGTCTAGCGAAAGAAAGAAAGAAAAAGAGAAAATATAAAAAGAGAAAAAGAAAGAAAGAATTTTTTGGGCAAAAACGGCTTTTTTTGCCTTTTTTCTGGTGAAGTTTTGTTTTTTTCCTTACCAACTATATTTTTTTTGTTTTCTCAGTTCCCGCCGAAGTCTTTCCTGTTCAACTCTTCAGACTTCAAGCTGAAATTATTTTCGCTTTCCTGCATAAAAACTGAAAAAAGTTCTTGACAAGCAAAAAAACCAGATTATTTTATCTACGAGAGAGAATAATATCTTCAGAGGCGTATATGATAGTTCGCACAAACAAAGGATGGACCGTGAAAGACCATACAGGGAGAAATCAATGAAAATTTATGAACCTAAGGGAAAAGCAAGGGAATATAGCCCTTTCGCTCTCAATTATTTCAAGGGTTGTGACCACGGATGTTTATATTGCTATGTTCCAAGTCTTATGAAAACTTTTAATCCTGATTATATCCATAATGAAGTCAGTTGTTCTGTTTCGGGTATATATAGAGAATGTGAGCGGTTCCGAAAATCAAGAAATGGAGACAAACAAATATTGCTTTCATTTACGGGTGATCCCTATTGTGGATTCGAAAGCGGTCAAACAAGGGAAGTTCTGTGTGCTATGTTCGACAATCAATGTCATATTTCCATACTGACAAAAAATCCTATGAAAGCCTTGCGGGATATTGATATTATCAGCGATTTCGAGTATATCAAAGTAGGTGCAACTTTAACTTGTTTAAACGATAGCGATTCAAAGAAATATGAGCCTGGAGCTCCTGTGGGAAGTGAACGGATTGAAGCCTTGAAGATATTTTCTGAAAATGGTATAAAAACTTGGGTAAGTTTTGAGCCTGTCTTGTTTCCTGATCAGACCCTGAAAATGATTGAAATGATTTCTGGTTTTATTGACCATATAAAAATAGGAAAATTAAATAATCATCCGTGGGAAAAAGAAATTGATTGGAAAACTTTCCTGGTGGATGCTGTGAAACTATGTCGTGAATTGGGTCTGAAATTCTATGTTAAAAATGATTTGGCTAAGTTCGGAGATGAGTCAATGTTCAGATTTCCTGAAAGGGAAATGGATTATTTTAATGTTTGATAATAAAATATTTTTAGGTTAAATATGGATACTAAACCTAAGAAGAAAACAGGTAGACCTAAGACGCAGATTGATCTGGAGCAGGCTGAAAAGCTGGGAAGGCTTCAATGCACAATCAAGGAATGCTCTGCGTGGTTCGGTATACCGCCATCTACGCTCAGTGGGCACAAAGAATTTCAGGAAGCTTACAAAAAAGGCTTAGAAAACGGAAAGCTGGATTTACGACGCAAACAATGGAGATTGGCTGATAGAAATGCGGCTATGGCTATCTGGCTCGGTAAACAATATCTCGGTCAGAAGGATATCCTTGATACTGAGCGTCCTTCTGATATAACGATAGTCCTGAAACCTAAGCAATTAGCAGAATCAGATCTGGAATCAGAACCCAATGCTGAAGATTGAACTTCACGAAGAAGACTTTCTCCCGCATCAGTGGGAGTTCCTGAATTCTTGGGATCGCACGCTTGGACTTGTGGGCGGTCTTGGTTCAGGGAAAAGTGTTGCATTCCTGTTCAAGACCCTGATATGCCTGATGAGCCGTCCTGGTGCGAATGCGAAAGCGAATATAGGCATAGGCTATCCTACATACGAGATGGGAAAGAATATCTTTTTCTATCCCTTCTGCGAGCTTCTGGAAAGTTGCAATATCCCGTTCACTGCGAATACTTCAGGACTTCAGATTACCTGCGTATTCGGGCGGTTAGCAATCAAATCGCTTCAGCATCCAGAACGAATCATTGGCGAGACTTTCACGGATGCAGGCGTAGATGAACTGGATTCTATACCTATGCCGAAAGGTGAAAAGATAGTGAAGCGCTTCCGTGAAAGACTGAGAGGACGCACAGACTCGCAATTCTATCTCGTGAGCTCACCTGAAGGATTTTCCACCTGCTATGAAATTCTACAGCACAAACCGAATCCAGGAACGAAATTAATCCGTGCAAGAACCTATGACAATTACCACCTCAGCAAATCTTACATTGACGACATATTAGCGAGCTATGACAGAAATATGGCACGAGCTTATCTGGAGGGCGAATTCGTGAATCTCAATTCATTGGCAGCATATTACGCATTCCAGCGAGAACGACACATTGCTGAAGTCCCGAAACCTCCGAAGGGCACTGTATTGCATATAGGCGTCGATTTCAATGTGCATCCTATGACTGCGTGTGTGGGATATTTCGATGGCGATGTTTACAAGGTCTTCAGTGAATACTATGTCCTGAATTCTAATACTTTTATGCTGGCAGACTTGATTTATGCTGATTACGGCGGAGACTATCCTATTATCATTTATCCTGATCCCACTGGAGGTTCACGGAAAACGAGCTCCGATATCTCTGACCTGGAAATATTACAGCGAAAAGGTTTCGAACTCAGATACAGATATGGCTTCACCCAGAGACGCAGTCTCAATCTCACGAATGGTGCATTCGACCACGACAGGATAATCATAGACCCATCGTGCACGCACCTGATAGCAGACTTGGAGCAGGTCGTGACTGATAATTATGGACAGATAGAGAAGCCTGCAGGAACTATGCTCACGCATATATCTGATGCATTGCGAAATGTGATACTAATCAATTCACTCGAGAAAGAACAGAACAGGGATTGGGTTCGAGTATGAGCTATTCCGAAGTTCTTATCCAGGCATCGCAAATAGAGGCACTCAGAAAGAATGAAGAGCGACGCAAAGAAAGAGCATACAAGGCTCTCTGCTATTATGATGATATACAAGAACCATTTCTGGAGAAGGCTCTCAGATACAGATATCCTAACACTTATGCAGATGTATTGCCTTTTATGGTGACTATTCCGCTGTCAAAATCAATGGTGCGTCAGCTGGCGAAGTTATTCCAGAACGATCCTACCATCAATCTCAGGGGCATTGACGAGACTTCAGCCGTAGCTCAGGAATTCACGAAGCTATTAGACGAATGCAAACTCTATCAGGTCTTAGGTCAGATAGACAGTATCTGCGAAGCCTGCCACCAGGTAGGTGTGCTTCCACATTACGACGCAAAGCGGGATAGAGTATATCTTCAGCTCATTACGCCAGACAAAGTAACTGTATGGCAGAATGAGAAAGATCCTACACAGCTGGACGCACTTGCATATCCTATACTGAATCGTGAGAATACGCTAATCGCACAGAAAGGCAATCGCTATGCATTCTGGACTGAAGACACCTATCAGGAAATTGAGATCCTGATGAATGGTAAGATAGAGGCTATACCTGGCACAGAAGCACCTAATGTCTATGGACGCATTCCTGTGATATGGTTCAGCATTGAACTTCCTATGAACCGTTTCTGGATAGATAGCGGATATCCCATTATGAACGCCAATGAAACTGCGAACCTTCAGCTGACCGCATTCAATATGGGTATTGACTTTCAGTCTTTCGCTACTATGGTCACAGAAGGGATGCCTGAATCGCAAGTAATCACCTCGAATGTGAGCCGTTTCTTGAATATCCCGAAGGATAAAATAACGGGAACCTTGCAAGGCAAAGCGTATTATATCAATCCTGGTGTGAACTTGAATAGCATCTGGCAGGTCATTAATGACCAGATATCGCTTGCTGCTGCACTGCTTGGCATCTCTACGGACTTCATTCGTGGTGGTGCGAACTATTCTTCAGGCTATCAGCTCAGGCTTTCAATGACAGGCGTCATAGACCATAATCAGGCGAAACGCTCAGTATATCGTGAATCAATCAGAGAGCTCGTTCAGCTCATAATGGACTGCAAGCGAATATATGGAAAGGTCAATCTCCCTACTGATGCAGACATAATTATAGATTATGCCGATGTGCAGGTAACGCCGAATCAGATGGAGCTGGAACAGATACGCACATTGAAACTGGCGAATGGGACAATGTCCATTATAGACGCCATAATGGAAGATAATCAGGACTTAGACCGTCAGGGTGCCATTGAGCGAAAAAAGCAGATAGACAGCGAGAATGCGATATATCGCACTCCTAATCTGACCACGGGAATGTTCGAATAATGTATGACAAAATCTTAGATGAGCAGATAGAATGGTTCGAAAGAAACCTGGATAAGGTTCTAAGTGCGTTCCAGAAAAGAATTGAGATGCTGATAGGCGATTTCCAGACTACCAATGGCATCCTGATATACAGTGATATCAATGTCCAGCAGGCGTATCAGAGTTATGCAGCACTTCAGCAGATGCTTCAGGAAAGCGGTTTCAATGAGCTCGTGCAGGCGGCACAAGAGAAAGAGAACGATATCCTGAAGTATATGCGTGAACACCGACCTGAAGGTGCCGTGCCTCTCGCATTCACAATGCAGACTGCAGAGAAGCTTCAGGGAATGTCTGCTATCTATGCGACGCAGTTTCAATCCGTAGCGACGCAAGAGATGCGAAATATTCAGCAGATAATAGTGAAGAGCGTGATAGCGGGAATAGATAGTGAGGATGCAATCCAGCAGATACGGGATGTGCTGGAAAATAATCTGAAGAGATATGCAACAACCTATTTCAATACGAGTAGAGGCGAATTCATTCAGGCAGTAGAATACGCCACGAAAGATGAATATGAAGGCGAGCTCTTCTGGGAGTATCAGGGTCCCATAGATGACCTCACCCGTCCTGCCTGCAGAATAGGTCTTGGCGTGGAGCCAGATAGCAGATTCCCGAATGCACCATTCTTCACTGATGAAGAACGCATCGCTTTCGAAGCTGAGACTGCAGGCGAGCGTGAATACAATTGCAGGCACGATTTCATCCAGATAGAACCTGAATACTATTGGGAGAATGTAGGAAAATGATTGACATAAATTTCCATAAAATAATATTTGCATTAGTACAAGAAAAGATTAAAATTATAGGAGTAAAACAATGGCTATAAAAGAGATTCTGGATAGAATCAAGTCAACTCTCGGTGCAGATGCACCAGCGGAAATCAGTGCTCTCATAGCGGATGCAGTGAGAGAGGCACAAGACATCCTGGATAGCCTCAGTGCCGCCAACAAGGAAAGTGCGTCACGAAAAGCTAAGATACGGGAACTGGAAGCAGAGCTGGAAGCGAAAAATTCCGAGCTGGAAAAGGCTTCAAGCTCAAATACAAAAGCGGAACTGGAAAGACTGAAGAAGATAGAAGAAGAGTATCTGAAACGAAAACAAGAAGAAGAAGAGAAGCTGATACGCACTTGGCAGGAAAAAGCCAAGGTCTTCGAAGTGAAGGATACAGATCCGCTATACGAAACCGTAAGCAAGATAAAAGATAAATTCGTTCTGGATGGCGATATCACACCTGAGATCGCTCAGAAAAATCTTGCTGCAATGCAACTATTAGAAACTGCTGGTGTGTTCAATCCACCTGCAAAAGAGGCTTCAGGATACGCTCCTGCAGCAAACAATGAAAAACCAAAAAGCTCGGATTACACATTCGGGCAAGAATTAAAAAACAGAAAGAGGTAAATAAATGAACATAAGAGACTTACTACTCGATATTAAGTCGCCACAAGCTCCCGTGATTTCCGAAGTCGTGAAAGCACTGGGAGTTCTCGAAACCGCACAATTCGGATTCAGTTCCGATTTTCTGCGTCACGAATATGAAGTATTGAAGGAAGATGGCGAGGCTGCTATACGCTCCGTGAACGGCTCTATTGTTTCCACAATGGAGAACACCATTATGGCCAGCGTTCAGCTCCCATCAATTCAGAGATTGGTAACTATAGACCAAATCATCAAAATGAAATATGGTAGTCTGGAAGCATTTCTGGACAGCAAGAGTAGAACTGCGACCTACATCAGAAGCATAATGCAGAAGCTCGCACAAGCAGTGATATACGGGGATGACCCTACCTTCGGCGTTCCAGGTGCGTTCAAGGGTCTGCGTCAGATTGCGAAAGCAAATGGACAGCTGATAGGCAGTTTGAATGGCTCTTCTGGCTCTTGCACTTCTATTATAGCGGTGCATTGGGCAGAAAACGAGACCCAGATAGTCATTCCTGAACAGGAAAATGGCAATCTCGTGCAGATGGAACTCGTGGGCGGTGGAACGCTTCAGGCTCCCACTGCAGACACAACTACTGGTGCTAAGAACCTGAACTATAGTGTCAGCTTCTGGACGAATGCTGCATTGCAATGCGGTTCCAAGTATAGCGTCGCCGCCATAAAGAGAATCTCTTCTGCAACTCCACCTACTGCTGAACTGATTGACGAACTCATTGACGCCGTGAAAGGTATGGCAGACGGTAGAACCTTCCTGTATATGAACAGGCTTGGTCGCCGTCTTGTGAAACAACTAAAGAACTCGAAAATGGAAATCACTCCAAGCGATACTGACTATAACACCGTGGTAGCGTCTTGGGATAATATTCCTATAGTGCTGGACGAGATGATTGTCAGCACTGAAACCACGGACTTGGATTGAGGGAGGTATAAAATGGGATATAAGAACAGAGCCTATGTCATAGACAATAACCTGATACTGAGCAAGAATCAGGCACTGCCAAGTTCAGCCACAAATGTAGATTCCACCAATGTCGTGGACTATGGTGGAAATAGTCTCGGCTACGCAAAGATAGTTGTGAAAGCTCACGATACCATAACCATAGCAAGCGGGAAAGCTCTCACTATTGTGGCGAGCTATGGTGCGACAAGTTCGCCTACTGACACGCTGAACAAGGTCTTGTATACGGCGACTGCATCTGCTTCTGGCATATCTTTCGCTGCAGGAGACACTATATGCGAGGAAATAATTCCAGATAGTCTTCCAGATAATTACAAATATGTAAAACTAAATTATGCTGTGACTGCAGACCAAAGCGCAGGACATATAGACGCTTATGTGGTGATGACCTAAGTTACTGCCATTGGGGACGGGTGGCGGTTTTGCTCCTTTTACCGCCACCCGAATTTAGGATGGATATATGAACTATGATGATATAACATTGAGCACGCTTGCTGGTCTTTCTGCGTGGGAGAAAGAAATCAATCGTCTTGCGGGCAAGACTGAGATATGGTCATTGCGGAGCGATAGTGAAGAAGAGCCGTATCAATTATCTTTCTATGGTGATGTTACTTCAGCGAAAGCGAAAACAATAGAAAATAACATAATTGATATTCCTGTAGAATCAGAAATAATGGACATTCCATTAGTTCCTATTGTTGGATTGACAGCATATAACGGAGATATAGAAATTGGAAAATTTTCTCTTAATGAAGCGAAAAGTAAGCGTTTGCATTCTGATACGGAACTGACTGCGACTCTATCTTCTGCGTCAGCGTGGTATCTCGCCACCATAAACTACACTTGGCAAGACAAAATAGACCTTGCAAAGAAGATATTGAAACAGGATATTGTGACTGATATTCTCGCTCGCTATCCCGCCATAGAAAGCGATGCAGAAGCCATCGCAATGGTGACCAATCCTGAGATATTCGCCATAGCTTCTGATATGAAAGTGCTCAATCTCATATATGCAGACCTTGCTAATAGTGGCTATAATCAGCTCTATCAGGCGAAAGCAGAAAGCTATGCACAACGCTATTCTCACGAAAAAGACAAGGCTATGTCTGCTATGCGACTGGCTGGATATGAGGGCGATACTATTGGCTCTCGTGCATTCTTCGGTGGAAATATAGTGAAATGATTAGCGTAACCAAGATGCCTAACCTGAATATAGAGATAAGACCAAGTGCAATGGAATTGCGAAATATTGGGATGGACATCCGAGAGCATATCAAGAAACGCACCCGTTCAGGCGTGGATGTGAATTATCAGCAGTTCAGACCGTATTCGCCACTATATGAGGACTACCGTCGGAAAATAGGAAAGACTACAGATATAGTGAATCTGGAAAATCGTAGCGAAATGCACAACTCGCTCGCTGTGAAGGTGAATGCGAATGATGCGGAAATATACTATTCAGACTCGCATAGAGCAATGGTAGCGTTTCACCACCAGAATGGTCTCAATCGTATGCCGAAAAGAGAGCATTTCGGATTGAACGATGCGGATAGCCGTAAATTCCTGGATAAGCTCGCAAACGCCGTGAAGACCAGAGTTTCACAGCAATGGCGGAACTGAAAGAAGGAAAGAATGATAAATAAATTGAAAGATATCAAGAAAGAAATCCTGAATAGATGTGCGATAGCAGGCGTTCTCGCCAGCGATGTATATCCTGAAGGGATATCTCGCCTCGGAAATCACTATCCCGCTGTATTGATAGAATCAGTTTCGCTGGAGCCAATCATAACCTCCAATAATATCGTGAATCCTGTCTATACCTGTGCCATAATTCTTATCACGCAGACAGGATACGAAAAGACAGAATATCACGAAAATATGGTTTTCAATATAATCAACGAGATATACAAAGACAATCACTTAGGCGGGAAATGCGTTTCGCTGGAACTGGCGAGAGTAGAATTCAATTCGGATATTCCCATTATCCAGTCCGCATACCAGAGCGATGCACTGCAGTGTAGCAGAATAACATTCAATATAAGATACAACGACCAAAGATATAATGGAGAGTAAAATATGGTCAGAGCAAAAGCAAAATCAACGCTAAAGAAACCTATCTACCATCAGATAGATGGTCAAAGAATAGCAATCATAAATGACGATGTATACCGTGACTATCCTGATAGTGCTTATGAGCAATATAAAAATCTACTCGTGAAAGAGAAACCAGAACCTGAAACAAAGTCAGAAACAAAGACGGATACAAAGTCAGAGTCTAAAAAGACAGAGGAGAAATAAATGCCAGACAAAATAAGATATGGAAATGACTACCGCATAGCGATAGGCATAGAATACAGCTATAACGCAGGCGGAACGGAAGCACCAGTGGGCGAAGCACCAAGTGCGACTTCCTGGGCAAATCTTGTGGTCTTGCCTGGAACGCTGGAAATCACACAGAATAACAATAAGAAGGATACAAAATTCAAACCACAATCAGCAGTTCCGCACCCGTATAGTGAGCTCGTGACAACGAAGTCCTGCACAGCGACATATACAGGCGAATTCGGTCTCTATAGCAAAATTCTATTGGATTTGTGGTTCAATCAGAAAAACCCTGCGAATGGGATATACAAGATGCAGGCAAACCCGAATAAAACGCCACTTTCAGCGGTGATATATATGATTCATAATGATAGTTCGGAGACACCATATAAGGTAGATAAAGCTCAGGGGTGCAAGCTTCAATCGCTGGTCATTGAAGGCTCGCAGAGCTCTGGGTTTATTGGCGTCACGGCTACATTCGAAGGAACTATATATCAGCGAGAACTGAGCCAAGCTATCACAGGCACTGACCCAGGTATGGAGCTTCCTGAGCCTGCTCTATTCGGGGATATTATTGATAATTTAGCTTTTGGTGCTATAAATTATGGGCTCGAAAGTTTCGGACTCACACTGAACAATGTTTTCACTTCAGACAGCACAAAATACGCCAATAGCAGATATCCTGCCTATCCGCTCATTATAGGATACGATGGCGAGCTGAAATATACTGTCCTTTTCGATGCCAATGGAAATGAAGCTGATTTAGATTATCTTGACAATTCTGAGCGGGAAAAAACTAACAATATTACAATTGTTTTGCGTCCTGGCGTAGAACAAAAAGAACTTTTAATTGAGACAGTTTCTATTGCCACGGCATTAGACAAGCCTGATCCAGGTAATGACATTTTCAAGCTCAACTATACAGGAAAGCTGGCAAGTTTAGCTAAAGACCCCATAATTATTACTGCATCTAATTGGATTGAAACCTAAAGGAGATAAATATGACTAAATTCAAGAACTGTTTCACCAGTATGAGCGAGATGTATCGGTATGAGATACTTGCACCCTATGATTTGCCTCATTTCGGCATAAAAAAGGGAGACAAGCTCGCTGATGCACACATACAAAGTGCAAAAGACAAGCAGGCTATAGAACAGAAAGCTTTCGAGATGGAGATAAAGAATGGCGAAATGATAATCCGTCCAAAAGGTTCAGTCAATCTCAGGAATGCGACCATACTGCATTCGCTTGATTCGTGGGAATTCAGCGAAAAGATAACAGAAGAAGCTATCAACGACCTGGACCAGACATTGGCAATCATACTGCACGAAGCGATAGCGAATCACGAAGCGGAAGTAGAAGCGAAAGTGAAAGAAAATGAAAAAAACTGATATCTGCGGTAGAGTATATAGCACGCAATCCCGACTCTACCGCTCAATTCTGGACGGAAAACCTGCGATATAAGATGTGCAGACTCTGCGAAATGAATGAGATATGCACGAAAAGCGACAGCTATCCACTGATATCACCGCTGAGCTATCACATTATCACTTATATGAACGAGATGGATGCGGGATATAGTAGCTATCCGAATGGTGGCACTTGGGAACTACAGCCTGTATGGTTTATGAGTTCTATCAATCTTGCGAGAAATACATTGGCTCGGTGCAAAAAGGCTATTTTAGAAGAGGAACAGAAAAAATATGGTAAATAGCCAAGAACTCAGACTACGCATAGGCGTAGATGGTGCAGAACAGGCGAAAGCGAAAGTAGGTGGACTTGGTGCTTCTATCGGGTCTATGGTGAAAACTCTTGCGCCTGCTGCAGCAGGACTAATGGCGGTGCGAACTGCAGTCAGGACTCTTTCTGATTCTTTTTCATTAGCAAGAAAGCAGGTGGAAGTTCAGCGAATTCTCGCCAGCCAGATACAGACTACAGGTATGGCGGCAGGCTTCACTGCAGAACAGTTCGCCAGTATAGCGACGGAACTCCAGTCCATATCCAATTACGGCGATGAAGATATCCTGAAAAATGTAACCATTCCGCTAACGACCTTCAAGCAGATATCAGGACAGGTTTTCACAGATGCTCAGCAGGCTATACTGGATATGGCTACGGCAATGAATATGGACCTGCGTTCTGCCGCAATAATGGTCGGGAAAGCACTCAATGACCCTGTGCGTGGAATGAATGCAATGACTCGTGCAGGCGTATCTTTCACTGAAGCAGAACGAAATATGATTCAGGATATGGTAGAAACGAACCGCACTCTGGACGCACAGAAGACTATACTGTCAGCGCTTCAAGGTCAATTCGGCGGTGCCGCACAAGCAGGCGTGAATTCCAGCACACAGCTGAAAAATGCTTGGGGCGATTTTCTCGAAGAGATAGGGAAAAATACACTTCCCGTGCTGGATGCAGTCAATTTTGCACTCGTGAACTTCTTTTCTGTATCTGCGGGCAATATGGCAAAATATAACAAGTCCGTAGAAGGCTCTCAGCGAGAGCAGTTCAGGTTATGGAACGATTTCGTGACAGCGTTCATACTCAATGGCGAAACAGTCATCAAGTCTGCATATATTATTATCACGAAGTCTTTTTCTATATTCGTTGATGCAATGAAATTGACTATCAATACATTGAGCGTGCCATTGAATGTGCTGATTGGGACTATTGAGACCATGGCAGATACTTTCACACGCTTTCAGAGTCAAGGTTTCAAGGCTTTCGTTGGCTTCGGTAATAGAATGAAGAATTCTTTCGCTGGAGCTTCTCAGCCAGTGATAGATGTATGGAATCATATGTTTGACACATTCAAGACTGGAATTTCTGAATTAGGCACTGCTTTTTCTGAATATGATGATAAATTCTATGCTATTACTAAATCTTCTCAAACTCAGTTCAATACGCAAATAGAGCTAAATAAAAAACTAAAGAAATCATTAGACGACTTAGGTTCGGGTTTTGATGGAGCTGGCGGTGCAACTTTTCCGATAATAACGCCAGAAGTAGATGACAATCAATTCCAGAAAGCTCAGCAATATTATGAGCAAATAATGCGTGCATCAGAAACTGCATTGCAATCTATGGAGCGAAACTATCTGGAGCAGAAAAGAATTCTGACTGAATATTATGAATCAGGCACTTTAGAGGGTGCGAAATATTATCTTGCTTTAGACGAATTAGAAAAGAATTTTACTGCCAAGAAAAAAGAATATTTGGCAGAGCAAGCAGAAGCAGAAAAACAAGCCAATCAGGACAGGATAGATGCGACAGTCTCAATGCTAAGAGAAATACAAGACAAATCAAATGGAATGGCATACTATTATCAGCAATACAGAACGAAACAGATATTGGCGCAAGCGGAAGTATACAAGGCACAAGGCGTTGAACAGGTCTTCGTAGAGCGTTGGGTGGCTGACCAGATGCGAAATATATGGGATGACTATTATGGCGAAAACAAAGAGAAGCTGGAAAACGCCACAATAGATATGAACCAATATGCAACCAGCATCAAACAATCAATAGAAGATGAAATTGGCGACGCTCTCTACGATATGATAATGCAGACTGATAGCGTATTGAGTGCTTGGAACTCTTTCTGGAACTCGATGCTAAGAATTCTCATGAAGGCTGTCACAGAAATGATTACAAAGCTGATAATGCTGAAATTCTGGCAGACTGTTACTGGCACTGGTATTGGCGGTGCGGTTCCAGCCTTTCCTGCTGGAGCGACTGATATACCACCTATAGGAACTATTGCTTCTGTGGGTGGTGGTGGCGTCGTTGGCGGTATTGGCGGGAACGCATACGGTGGCGTG